ACACCATCCAGCGTGAAGCCGGTCGCCGTAGTCACGTCGAAGCCGGTATAGACCGCGCAATCGCCCTTTGAGGAAAGGAACACAACATGGTCGTCGCTGCCCGCCGCCGCGTCCACTGTCCATGACTTCACGCATTGCAGGAAGCCGCCGCGCGAGAAGATTTCGCCCACGTCGAACATCGCCAGCGTCCCGGCAACCTGATCGACCGGCAGATACCACGCACGCGTGCTGTTGATTTCCGTGAACCACAGGCGGCGATGCACAAGATGCACATGCACCATTTTGTTGATGGTCGTGCCCGCTGGCGGGCTGGCGGGCAGCACCAGCGCGAGGTTCGTCCATGTGGTTCCGTTGTAGACGATAGGCGGGTCTACGCCGTTGCACGCGACGAGGAACGTACCTTGTACGTTCGTCATCATCGTGTGCTGCCAGCGGGAATTCGACAACCCGGTGATGCCGGTACTCACCGGAGCCGTCGCTTGCGCGGTAACGTCCCAAATCGTACCGCCCGCGATGGCGAACAGCTTTTCTTGTCCCGTCGTGTAGACGTAATTCATCAACGTTTCGATAGCGGCGGGCGCGGCCAGCACCGCATGCTTCGCCCACCCGAGGCGCAACTGCGCCCCGTAACGCTGCGGGAAGATGTTTTTCAGCGTTACCGCCTGATCCGGCTGCATGTTCATCAACGAATCGCGTGCGTTCAGTCCTCCCGTGGGCGCAGGGATGCTTTTTAGGTCGCTGACTTGCGGTGCGACCCGCGCGAGGACTGACGCTTTAGCCATTAGCGCAGGAGCCTCAATGTCGGTACGTTGATCCCGCCGAACAGCAACCCAAGCAGGATGATGACGGCGACGAGCGCGATCAGCACCGTCGCCACTTTGTTGAACGGTTCCGGCAGTCCGATCTGGCCGAGCAACCACCACAGGAGATAGAACACCAGACCGAGGACGATGACTGTGATGAGTAGCCCGATGAGTCCTTCCATGCGACCTCCTACCTGTTCGTGAAGTACCCGACCACCACGGCGACGATTGCCGCGACGGTTCCCTTCAACACCAGCGAGATGAGTCGCACCTTCGCTTCAAGCACGGCGATGCGCTCCATTGCGCTGCGCGGTTTTGTTTCCACATCACTTAGCCCAACGCAGCAAGCGACCGGGCGCGAGGGCGCTCATATCCATGCGTCCCTTCTGCATGGCGTCCGCGATATTCTCTTTCTGTGTACCGAGAAACAGGTGATCGGGATTGACGCACGCGGGTCGGTCACAACGATGCAGGACGTACATCCCCGGCGGGATGGGTCCGATGAAGCACTCGTATGCGGCGCGATGCGCGAGTTCCTTCCCATCGCCCGCGCGACCGCGCCCGACCACACCGTACCCGCGAATGAGTTTCGCGCCGGTCCACACCCAACATCCGCGCGGGTGGAACAGGACTTTGTTCAGTAAACGGCGAGCGAGTGGGATCATGTCAGCCCGGCCAGTTACCATCTGGCACATTGTAAATAGTGATGAGCGGGAACTGCGGCGACCGCGCCAGCGACAGAATCGGCCCACCTTGATCTTGAGCTATCGCGTCGTCTAGGTTGCTCTGCCACTCGGCGGCGAACGACGTGGTATCGAATCCTTTGGCGGCGTAGAAGCGGAACTTGATGCCGCTAATCATCAACCGATCTTCAAAGATGCAAGTGTCGGTGTCCTTCGTCGCCTTCGTCTTGCGCGTCAGTATCGGCGGAATCTGGTTGTAATCGTCGCCGTCCAACACCCATCCCTTGCTGATGTAGTAATACGACAACGTAAGCGGCAGAGGCAAGCCCCCGCCGCCCGTGTTGGCTCCCGGCACCGGCCACACTTCGATAGTGTTCCCGACGAGTCTAAACCGCTCGCGCGGTCCGGTGGAGAGGATGCCCGACTTGAGGTATTGCCATTGCTGCGGCGACTCGGGGCCGATCATCGGCCATTTGTTCGTTTGGTCCCATTCCGTTTGCGTGATGGGCCGCGCGAAGTCAACCGGCAGCGGGTACGCACCTTGCCCATCCACGCAGTTGATCGTCGCCTCACCGAACAGGTTGCGCCAGAACCGACGCTTCACCAGCATCTCGCCGGTCACGTTGTAGAGGGCGAACAACTGCGTCGGGATCAACTCCGGGTTGGACGCGGCGGATGTCGGCTGCTGCACCGACATTTCCGCGCACGCCGTACGGATGACCTCAAGGGCGGTGCTATTCATGTTTTCTTTGCCGCCTCCATGTCCTCAAAGCGTTTGTTCACCTTCCGCAACTCGTCTTGCAGGTAGGTGATCTGCCCTTGCAGGTTCGCGTTCTCCGCTGACAGCTTCTCGGTCAGCGCCGAGTCCTTCGCCGCCGCGAGGTAGGTGATCGCTTTGCGCTTCAAGTCTTGAAAGCCCATGATGCGCGAGCCGTACACATCGGCCAACGAAGCGATTTGCTCGACGGTGGTGATGTTGAGATAGATCAGTTCATCCGCCTGTGCGCGGGTGATCGCGGGCCATTCGGCCAGCGGCGTACCCTCCACCGTCTGCGTGACGTTGTGCTGAAACTGCGACCACAGCCGCGCGAACCGGCGCTTCACCTTCTCATCGACGGTCGTATTGACGACGGTGTTGCGGTCGCCGGGAACGAGAATCTTGACGAACGGAACCGAGTCGAAAATCGGACGCCCTTCCGTCGTGCTTTTCTCATCGTTCTTCACGCTGCCCATGTAAAACTGCACGAACAGAAGTTCGTCGCCGGGGGCCAGCGGTGGGAAATTTTCTTGCGGCTGCATCAATCCTGCTTGCATGTAAAACCTCTCGTCAGGTTGTTAACGAACGGGAACTGCGCTTGCTAAGAACGTCATGTAATTCACGGTGGGCGATGCGTTGCCCGATAACGAACGAATGCGTACGTCATACTGTGCCGGTCCCGTGGGCAACGCTACCAGCCCGCCGAACGACACCGACACCGGGTTGGCAGCGCCCGGCCCGGCCCCGGCGGTCGCTTGCTTCATGTAGCCGGACGGCGAGCCGTTGACGAAGATTTCCAACTCCACCGCGTCGTTAGCCGCGAACTCCATCGTCGCTTGCACCGCGAGGATGGCGGCGGTGGGGTCGGTGCCGGGGCTGGTGATCGTGCCCGCCAGCATGTCGCGCGTCCACTCCGGCAACTGCGCGAAGCCGGGTCCGTTCAAGTTGCCGATGACGACCGGCGTAGCGCCGACGACGCCGAGCGATTGCGGCGTTTCACGGGTCAGGTAGGCATACGCGGGCGAGAACGACTCGATCAGCGTGTCGAAGAACGAACGGATGAGCGCTGGCGTGATGGCCCCGGTGGTGTTGTCGGGGAACTCCGAGTTCACATCAGCAAGTAATTGAGCGATTGTTTTACGCACCGAACCCTCCCGAGAACCCGTCACTGAATGCAGTAGGCACCACGATGGCCGCGCTGTTGATCGTCCATGTATCTCCACCACTGACGAACGTGGTGCCCGACACCCACTTGGACGGGTCGAAGTCGAACCCCGGCTGTGTCCGCGCGACATCGTTCCACGTCTGTATGCGTCCGATGTCACCGAGCCATCCGGCGAAGCCGTAGAACGAGTCCCCACCACCAACGACCACGGGGTTCTGGCTCGCAGCCCCCGTCATCGGGGAGCCGCCGCCCATGACCCCACCCATCGGCGTCCACACTGCGCGGTCCGGCGATGTGAAGTAGTCACAGGTCGTACCGTTTATCAGCGCCCGTATCCAAATCATGTTCGCGCTGAACGCGGGCGGTGCGCCGGACGTACCCAAGACGATGCTGCTCAATTTGTCTTGAACGCGAATATCGAAAAACCCGGACGCCGTGTTGAACGCGAGGTTCACCAGCGGCGTAGCAGCGTTGGCACAGAACACCGTGTACCACGCAGCCGGTGTGCCAGCGAACCTGATCTGCGCCTCAATCGCGCATTGCCCCGTGAGCGGTGCCCACACACGCGGCGTCGTAATCGACTGCCCCGCAGCCGTGAATCGCGCGACTGCCGGGGGCGTTACCGGCGCACCGGAGTCGATGCACAGCGCACCGTCGATAGTGAGCGGCCAGCCGTGCGCGTAGTACGCGATGGCACCGCCCGCCGAGATTGGCACAGCGCCAACCTGATTGACGCGCACGCCGTTGTTGTAGAGCGGCGCACCGCCGGGCAGCGACATCAGGATTTCCAGTTGCCCGTTGGCGTTGTAGAGGAACCCACCCTGCACCGTGAACGGCGCTGGCGATCCGCTGTCGTCCACCTGCACCCTGCCGACGCCGCCCACGTTGTTGTAGAGCATCCCGCCGAGCGCCGACTTCCCCGGCGGAACGGGCAGCGCGGCGTTCAAGTCGATCAAGGCTCGACCTGTCGCGGCACTGATTTCCAATCCGTTGATGAACGGCATCGTCGGCCTTAAAAAAGGCGCAGCGTTTAACCGCCGCGCCTTGAGGGAGTACAGACAGGAAGTACGCTTTAAGGCGTGAGCGCCGGGGTCGAAGTCAGGAAGGCGTAGTCGCCCGTGACGAGTGCTTGCCCGGTGTTGTTCGTGAACGTGTTTCCCGCCGCCGCAGCGACGGTGACGCCGTTCGTGATACCCGCCGTGGCACCGATGGCGATGCCCGTGGCACCGACGCGGCAGAACACCGCGACCTTGCCCGGTTCGGCCCAAACGATGGTGCCGAGTGCGAACGGTGCCATCGCGTCGGCGGCTTGCGGCGGCACCGTGACGCCGTTGACCGGCTTCCAGACTTGCAACAGGCTCGCGCCAATGAGAGGAGTGTCGATTGCCATGATGTCCCTTTCGGAGTTCGTCCGTTATGGTGAGGGGTTACGCGTCGGCCATGACGCCTTGAAACTGGCGACCGGACACCGTGAGGTTGCCCGCCCATGCCAGCAGTTGCACAACGGCGTCCTGATTGACGCTGTAGCGCTTCGACGGGTCCAGCGCGACGAAATTGCGGTCGCGGTGCGGACGCAGGAACAGGTACTTCGTGTTGAGGAAGTACGCCGTGGACACCGGATCGTAGCCGCCGATGCCGCCGTCCAGCACCACGTCCGATTGCATGTACTGCACGGACGGGAACCCGAGCTTCGCCATCTTGCTGTCGGTGAAGCGTTGGATGGCTTGCAGCGATTGCATGTAGAGCGCCCAATAGGCGTTGTCCACCATGATGAGGTCGATGTGATCGGCCCCGCGCACCGTCGCCGCGTACATCGTGTTGAACCGTTGCTGGATGTTGGCTGCGGTCGTACCGGCGGCGATCTGCGCCTTGTTCTGCCAGAACGGCCACGCGACCTGATCTATCCCGCCGTACGTCCCGGCGGCGGTCGGCGTCTTGCTGACCGCG